TTCTGGCTCAGTTTACAGTCACATCTTTGCATTAAAACAAAGCATTATTCACCAAAGCCTAACATTGTTCGGAATTGATGGTGCGGTGCAAAAAATTAAGTACGCAGGGTGTATGTTAAGTACACTAGAGCTTAATGCAACTGTTGATGACTATATCCGATTCACAAGTAGTTTCGTCGGACAAACAGCAACAGATCACACAGAAACATCTTCATACGATACAGAGTATGACTTTATCGGGCGTGACATTACTGTAAAGATTGCAGATACAGAGGCAGGACTAACTTCAGCAAACGCTATCAAGTTAAAAAGCCTTGACGTTTCATTTGACCAAGGAGGTATTCGAGATCATGTATTTGGATCATATACGCCAGGTGGTGTCTACAATTCAAAGATGGCAATCGAGGGTTCATTTGCTCTAAACTTTGCAGATGAAACATTCAAAGATTTATACCTTGGAGACAGTGCAAAATACATGCAGATTACGATTACCGGCGCTGCAGATATTGGTGGAGGAGAAAATCCATCACTTGTAATCTTAATGAACAAAGTATTAATTTCAGACTGGAATCGTTCAGGAGGTGCAGATGAACTTGTATCTGAGGAAGTTTCATTCAAAGCGTTCTATAACGAAACAGATGGAGAGCAAAGCACTTTCACATTGCAAAACTTGACTGCATCATATCCAAACGTACCAACTTCATAACCATTAGAAAATAACCTATAAAATCTATGAGTACAATAAAATTAACAAACGCAGAGGTATTAATTAAAAAAGAATCAACGTGGGGAGATGCTGAAAAGATTCAGACTACCATGATGAGTGGTGCAAAAATGAAAAGCTCTGCAGGTGCAGACATGGGATTTGATTTTGATCCTGCTGTTATGCTAGAGGCAAAGTATGTAGCACTAGAATGTGCTGTACTAAATATTAAAGAGGGAGATAAAGAGTTTAAGTTTACTCGATTGTGGATGGATGATCTTTCACGAAAAGATGGGGAAACACTTTATAACGCTGTTAACGCCCTGTCGTCAAAATAATCAGGGATTACACACAAATGAAGCGTGAGTTGCAAGGCAAGTGTAATCCCTCGATGTTAGTCCAGATGGAATTGTTATCTCGCACATACGGATGGACGCCAAACGAAATAAGAAAAATGAACAGTCAAGATGTTGAAGATTATAAATCTATTATAAGCATTCGCAATCAATTAGAGAGTGCGAAGAATAAAAAATAAAAACATGGCCGACAATAGAAATCTCAATATAATACTTGACCTAAAAGATAAAGCCTCAAAAGAATTGACGGGTTTTCAAGGTAAGTTAAAAACATTAGAGCCGACATTTCAGAAAATGGCTCTTGTTGGAACCGCAGCGTTTGTGGCTATTGGTGCGGGTATTGGTGTAACTGTTAAAGCTGCGGCACAAGCAGAGGGTTCATGGAATAAATTTAACACGGTGTTCGGTGAGGGTGCAGAAAATATGAATAGTTTCATAAAAGACATCCGAAAAGAAATGCCTACTGCTACGCATGAAATTGCCCGTATGGCGGCCGACCTTCAAGACTTGCTTGTACCTATGGGTCTTGCTCGTGGGGAAGCACAGAAGCTCACAAAAGGCTTCTTGGATGTTGCTAACAAGGTGGCGGCGTTTAACGATGTTGACCCAACAGAAGTATTAGAGGCTTTCAAATCAGGACTAGCTGGTTCAAGCGAACCTTTGCGCCGTTTTGGTATTAATGCACTTGAAACATCTCTTGAATTAGAAGCTGTAAATAGTGGACTACTAAAAACAGGACAATCACTAAAAGACCTCGATCCCATTACTCGTAGTCAAGTTAAAGCACAAGCATTACTCACACTTTCAGTGAAACAATCTTCAGATGCAATCGAAGGCTTCGCGGTAAACAATAACTCGTTAATTAGGCGGTCGCAAGATGTAAAGGCAACGATGGCAGAACTTTCTGTTGTTTTTGGTAATATTTTTCTTCCTATTGTTGACAATGTTACAAAGAAGATATTGCCATTAATCCAAAACTTCCAAAAATGGGCTGAAGAAAATCAAGACTTATCTCGAATGATTATTATTCTTACCTTAGCGGTATCTGGAATAATTGCAGTAGTTGGTATTCTTGGATTAGCATTACCAGTAGTTATTCGAGGATTCGTCTTAATGAATAATGCGGCAACATTACTCACTGCAAAATTGCCTATACTTAATTTGCAATTATTAACCATTGGTAAGACGTCAAAAATGATATCTACAACAGGTGGTATTGGTATATTAGTTATTGCATTGACAACAGCGATTATGCTTATTGATAGGGCAACGCAAAAATTCAAAGCAGCCATGGACACTCTTGAAAATGTGCAACAAGAGGCAAGCGATAGAAATCTTACTCTTATTAAAAGTAGGAATAAGCAAGTAAAGGAAGCAGAGGTAACTAACAATGCAATTCTTATTGAAATGGCAAAAGCTAATCAAGCTAAAGCAATTGCTATTGTTAGAGGTGCGACCAAAGAACAACTACAATCTATTAATGATCGTGTAAATAACGCGCGAGAAGCACTTGCATCAGATTCAGGCTTACAAAAACAATGGTCTGATATTGTTGCCAAAACAAGCCAAAAAGCAAAAGAATCATTAGACATTGTTGTCCCTGCTTTACAAGAAGTTTCAGTAGCAACTAAAGATTTAGCTGCAGAACAAAAAGCATTAGCAGATGGAGTCAAAAATGTAAACAATACATACAAAGAATTTAGTCAAGCATCAAGCGATGCATTGTTTGAATTAAGTGAACAGCAAAATAAAACTTTAGATAACTTTAAAGATAAGATTGATTCTATTAAACAGAGTATGAGTAATTTGCAAAGTCAATTTGCTCAAACAAGAGGTCAAGATAGGTCATCTCTTTCAGAACAAATTGTATCAGCACAAGATGAGGTTGCAGCACTAGAGCAACAGTTATCTCAAACAACAAATCAAGGGATGCGCGCTGACATACAGGCGGAGATAGATGAACGCAGAGCTGTACTAGAGGAAAATGCAGTAATGATTGAAACGATGGAGCAAGAAATTGCTGAGGTTAGACGTAAAGCATCACTATCTGATCTTGAGCGTGCCATTGAGGACTTTCGTATAAAACGAAGCATGGCTCAACAAGAGTTTAATGCAAAAATGTCAGAACTAAGCGAGGAGATGAAGCAAACTAAAAAGCAACGCGATGAAGAAAAACTACTGTATCAAAAAAAGGTAGAATTTATCATAGCAAAACAAGCGGAACTAACTGAGCTACACGAAGCAACAACAAAAGCAAATTTGCTTATTACTCAAAAAGCTATCGATGCAGAAATTGAAATGTACAAACGACTCGCCGCAGCTATGGATGCAGTAAGAGGTGGAAGTACCCTTGCACAAGTAAATCGTTCAATAGCAGGCAATGTTACGCCTGTAAATGATGCAATTATTTCTCCTGGTGGTGACATTATAACAACTCATCCAAAAGATTATTTGATAGCTACAAAGAAACCAGGAGACCTAGCAGGAGGTTCAGGAATGACTATTGTTATCAACGGCGGAATATTTGGATCAGATGCACCAGAAGAACTTGCAAATCGAATAATGGAAAAACTTAATCTCGTAGCACAAACATAATATGAGTGTAGTATTAACAATCGATGGAATAGACAGGTCAGGCGTTATTCTGTGGAAGACTCTCGACCGCGATAATCGGCTAAACAATCAGCCAGATACTCTTACGTTCTCAATAAGAAAGACCGAGAGTCAAACATACGAGCCATTGATATTCAAGGAAGTCATATTGACAATAAACGGCATCCGAGAATTTGGAGGTCGTATTATTCGTCTTGATCAACAACTAGTAAACGCAAAAATGATTGAGTACAAAGTCACATGTCAAGATTATATATATGACCTCAACGGACAGCTTGTAACCGAAAGATATACGAATACAAATGTCGAGGCGGTAATCCTTGACATAATAACAAAGTACACAACAGGATTCACGACAGTAGGAGTTTCAGCAATAGGTCTATCAATCGACTCTGTGGCATTTAATCGAGTAACTGTTGCGGAGGCCCTGCAAAAACTGGCAAGACTTACAGCGTATTCTTGGTATGTTGACTATAACAAAGACGTCCACTTCTTTTCAAAAAATCAAGAAGTTGCGCCTTTTAATCTTACTGACGATCCGGCAAGTCCAGACTTCAACAAATACATATATAATTCTTTGACGTTGCAAGATGATCTTTCTCAATTACGAAATACAATACTTGTGCAGGGAGGGGAAAAAATAGGAAACACCCGCTCGATCACACGTCTTGGATCAGAGTTATCAAGCGAGGGAAGTATGAACTTGGAGTATAAGTTTTCAGCAAAGCCTGTCGTGACAGTTAATAGTGTTGCTCAAACAGTAGGAATTGACTTTATTGATGACGAGTTATTATTTGATTGTATGTGGAGTTTTCAACAAAAGTATATCAAGTTTACTCCGGGGAATATTCCAACAGCTTTGCAGTCAATAGATGCAAGTGGAACACCTCTCTATCCGATTATTGTAAACGTGCCGGAACCTGTATCTGTTGCAGAATACGGAGTGAAAGAGTTTGCTATTCGCGACAAAACAATACGTTCAGATGATGAGGCAATAGAGCGCGCACTTGCGGAAATTAGAGCATACGGGGACAATCTTATAAGTGGGGCATTCGAAACAGAGGTTCCAGGATTGCGAGCAGGACAATTAATCTCAATAGTTGATACGTTCCAAAGCATAGGCGAGCAGGTTGTAATACAACAGGTAAAACTTATCCCAACCGATCCGAACGGCGACAAGCTATTGTTCAAAGTAAAGTTTGCTACATTAAAAAAGATGGGCATTCTTGAGTTTTTACAAAAGCAACTTCTCGATGAAGAATTGTCGGAAGATGAAGCGGAAACATTGTTATCTTTTTTGATATTATCCGACACCGCAACATTTTCAGACGTACTTTCAACGCCGTCAATTAGTACCGGGCCTTACAAGTGGTCGAACGATGCAGGGACAACGCCTGATAAGCTGATTGTTAATTTTGGCACTTGGTCATAAATTGTGTTATAATTATTATATCCCAACGGAACAACCGCAGGATGTCAAAAACCTAAGGTATTCAAATCTATTATGAAAATTGAAAAAGCAAATACAGTAAAAAATAACGCAGTAGACATCACTCGTTCTCCGGTAATACAGCCCAAGATACGTTACACTTTAGATGATATCAGTAAGAAAATAGAGTATCTCGATATGTCTATT